GTTGCTGGCCAGTTGGCAAACAACGTAGCCACACTCAAGACTTCTACAGCACACAACTTTGCAGTAGGTAGCCAGGTAACAGTTGCTTCTATCAGTTCTGGGTTCAACGGTACCTTCTCAGTAACCGCAGTCCCATCTGCTACAGAGTTTTCTTACTACCATAACTATACAGACCAGCAGTATGCAACTGGTATGACAGGTACTGCAGTACTTGCATCTAACAATAACCTTCCCATCTATGCACATCCAAACACAACATGGAAGTGGACTGGAGTATGCGAAGGCCCTAACGCTATCTACATAGCAGGCTACGCAGGGGATTCATCAACTGTGTATCGTCTTTCCCTCGATACAAATGGTGCAGTCCCACTTCTAACCAAGGCAGTGACAGCAGCAGATATGCCAAAGGGTGAATTGATTTACGCCATTGGTTCATACATTGGCAAGTACATGGTCTTTGGTACCAACAAAGGCATCCGCGTAGGTACCATTGATACATCAGGCTTCGTGTCATCTGGTTACATTACTTACGGCCCGTTGACTGTAGTTACCAATGGGTATGACCCCGCTACAGGTACAGTCCTTACAGGTCAGCCATGTAAGTCCATCACATTCAATGACCGCTATGCATACTGCACAGTGACAAACTACATTGACTCAAACGGTGAAGGCACAATGAAGTCTGGTCTAGTCAAGATTGACTTGAGCAAGGAAATTGCTCCGAATCAGATGGGCTATGCAACACACCTACAGATTCCTACAACTAACGAAGCATCTGCAGTCTGCATGATTGGCTCAACAAACAAGTTGGCTATTGGTTCAGCAGCCACTGGTATCTACTTCCAGAACGATACACTCGTTACATCTGGCTACCTACAGACAGGACAGATTCGCTACTTCACCCTTGAAGATAAGCACTTTGAGTTGGTCAAGTTGCGTCAGACTCTGCCAATGGTAGGCAAGTTGAAGTTAACATCAGTAGATGCAAGTGGCGCAGCAACTGACATTATTACAGTAGATAATAACTTTGACTTTACCCAAGACATTACTGGCCTTGACCAGTTTGACTTGACACCAAAAGAATCTATTGCCCTACGCTTTACGCTCTACCCATCATCAGGACAGACAGTGGGCACAGAAGACTCATTCAACGGCTACCAGTTGAAGGCCTTGCCTGCGGTACGCCGTCAGCGCATCATCACCCTTCCCCTTCTTTGCTATGACTTTGAAGGTGACAGATACAACATGACCACTGGCTATGAAGGCCGTGCGTCTGAGCGTGTCCAGTCACTTGAAACAGTTGAGTCCAATGGAGATGTTGTTATCTTGCAGGACTTCACCAATAACGAAACCATCCGTGGAGTTATTGAAAGCATTACCTTCATCCGCATGACACCACCTGAGCGCCGCTTCAAGGGCTTTGGTGGAATGCTTATCGCCCAGTTCCGTACCGTCTAACACATAGGGAATACCGCAAATGACTCTGCCTGATTTATCATCTACCGTATACGGTTTCTTTTTTGTAACAGTAGCAACCAGCCTAGGACTATGGCGCTTGTTTCAACATGGCGTACACAAGTCTGTTGAGAGCCACCTTAGTGAACTGCGCGAAGAACTCAAGCCACTTATGGAATTGATGAACGAAATGGATAAGCGCACTACTCGTATTGAGTACGCACTTTACAATGATGGCAAAACTGGCCTCATCAATAAGGTAGAAGAGTTACTGTTAAACCAGCAGTTAATCAAAGTAGATGTCGAAGTAATGAAAGCAAAGGCGGAAGCGTGAGCCAAGCACAAGATTTCTTAGCAGTTGCTGTGAAGGAACTGGGAACAATTGAAGTTCCTAACAACAAAACTAAATATGGTAAGTTTACAGGACACGACGGACAGCCATGGTGTGGCTCATTTGTTATGTGGTGCGCAGCACAACTCAAGCCAGTAGTGAAGATACCCAACTGTGTCTACACGCCAGCAGGCGTATCAGGATTCCAGGGTTTAGGCACATGGTCTAACCATGAGACAGCCAAGCCAGCCCCAGGTGACATTGTATTCTTTTCTTTTGATGGCAAGGGTACTGAGCATGTCGGCATAGTACTTCAAGACAACGGTGATGGTACTATAACTACAGTAGAAGGCAACACATCGCCCGATACAAAACCAACTGGAAGCCAGGCTAATGGTGGAGAAGTGTGCAAGAAGTTACGTGCATACCGCTCAACTAACAAGAAGCATCTGCCAGTATTTGTAGTTGGTTTCGGCAAACCGAAATGGAGTAACTAATGGCTAACAATAAATATCTTATCAACGTACCACCAAAGGTATGGACAATCCTTGCAGCATGGTTTCATGTGCTTGTCGGAGGAATCCTAACCGAGTACATTGTGCATCACACAACATCGCTTAAGGCACTTGCTGGTGCAGGTGTAGCAGCAGTTGTCCCACTTATCTATCGCTATGTAAATCCAAGCGATACTTTCCCATTGCCAAGTGCAACACTTGTTGCTGCAGATGAGGCAGTTAAAAACTAAACAATAATTTAATAGCAAGAGAGGCCGCCCTTCGGGGCGGTCTTTTTTGTTTTTGTTTTCTCTATTAGGCGCTATCACCATAGCCGCGCCATTGGGAGCCAGAGGCTCCCCCATTAGTTGAACTCGCTTCGCTCGTATTATACTCATACCCAGTTGCGAGTTGTCAAGTCGAACCACATTAGCGCAAGTCTCGGCGTGTCGTAGTCAACCATCTGCTATGCTTCACGCGTGGAGAAATATAAGTACCCACTTAAGTGCTGGACACGGGCTCACCCTACGGGGTGGGCCTTTGTTCTTGTGCTACAATTAGATTATGAAAAAAGAAACATTAGTAGCACACAGAAGTTTTTCATCGCTAACATCTTGGATTCGCTGCGGTAAAGCATGGCAGTTGGAGCGCGAATTACAAGCACCTTCCGAACCCGCATGGTGGTTCGTCGGAGGTTCTGCATTCCACACAGCAGCAGAGAAGTTTCTACTGACTGAGTTTGAAAAGAAGAATGACAAGTCAGTAGAGGTACCGTTCTAATGAACTACATTGAATGTGGACATTCTTGGAATGGTATAGGGTTTGGTTTTTCTATTAGCAAATGGGCTTGGCACATTGACTTTCTTTTCTGGTGGATAGGTGGCGAGTTCTAATGGCAAAGGACATTGCATACTTAAAGGCAGTGCCAGGTAATGAAGGTGACTATCGTAGCCTTGGCCCATTGCGTATCTGCCCATGTGGTTCAGACCTATGGAATGTGAAGTGTAAGTTTGATGATGACGGCGAGTTGGGTATTTATTTCCTTGACATGCGCTGTACCCAGTGTGATAGCCTCGCTGTTGCACCTATGCCAGATTGGAAGACACAGTAATGGGAACAAAGAAAGCAAAAGTTATTAGTCGTGATGCTTTTATGAAGTCATTTGTAGAAGCAGAAGTAGTGATGCGTCGCAACCTAGCAGCACGTATTGATGTAGCCATTGAGACAGAAGAGAATGAAGATGTTAAGGCTGGACTTCTTAAGGCTAAGGAAATTGTATTTGGTAAGGTGGAATCAGAATGACTTGGGATACCATCTGGGAAGAATCATTCCTTGAACAGATTGCTGAAGTAGAAGCAAGGTCAAGTAGCAACCCAGTTGATTGGCGCGTTGGTGGTCGTTCATCTATAGCCAAGCCAAACAAAGAAGACAAGGTTTGGTGGGATGAGAACGGCAAGAAGATGTTCTTTGACTTCATCAATGCTTGGACTGAATCGGGCTTTGAGTTATGGGTTTCACCTGAAGGTGTACCTGGTGTAGAAATCGGGTTCAACAATTCATTTGGTGATGTACCTGTCAAAGCATTTGCAGATGCTGTTGTCTTACGGGGCAATGATGTTGCAGTTGTAGACTTTAAGACTGGTAGTTACATGCCAGACTCATCACTGCAATTGGGTGTCTATGCTAGCATGATTGAGATGCAGTTTGGATTTCGCCCAACTAAAGGGTACTATTACAATGCACGCAAGGCACAGTTTATTGAAGCACCAGGGCTTGACCGTTGGACTATCCCAGTGCTTACGGAACTATTTACCAAGTTTAATCTTGGTATTCAAAATGAAATCTTTCTACCTAACGTAGGTATGTCATGTTCGACATGTGGAGTCAAAGAATACTGTTATGCTTTTGGCGGACAGTTAGCAGAAGTGTATGACCCGCTGGCAAATTTACAAAGAAACCAAACTAACGAAAAGGAAACAGCATGAGCGCACCAGATACAACAAAACTACAAGTCAACTACAAGTTGGCTGATGGCACACTAATCAACATCTATGCACAGAATGTTAAGGATTTAGAGACAAGCCTTGCTGACATTGCAATGAACGCATCTCTTATCCGTGCAACTGCAACAGACTTAGGAGCAGCAGCACCATCACCAGTTGCTCTAGTTCAGCAGCAGATGGGTGGACAGGTTATCTCCCAGTCAGCACCATCATCTACTGTTATCGAAGAAGGTAACTGTAAGCATGGCAAGTTGGTCTACCGCACCTCGAAGCCAGGGGCTCCGAAGGAATGGAAGGGTTGGTTCTGTCCGTCGCCACAAGGCACACCAGACCAGTGCGCTCCTAAGTTTATCCGATAGATAAACTATGCTGTCACTCACCCAGGCAGCAGCGAAAAGCACCAACGATTTCCAAGTACTGCCAGACTTATTCAAACCTTTAGCAGATGAAGGCATAAGGTTTCGTAGAGGTCAGTTAACAATGATTGCGGGTCAGCCAAATGCTGGCAAGTCACTCATCGCTTTATGGATGGCAGTCCAAATGAAAGTGCCGACGCTGTACATATCAGCAGATACGGACGCATACACAACATCTATTCGTGCAGCAGCCATGGTTACAGGCCATCAGGTTGCAACAGTTGAAGAAGCATTTGCAAGTGGTGCAGGTTCTGATTTTTACAGAGAAGAACTTGCAAGCATTAACCACTTACAGTTTGACTTCGCTCCTTCTCCTACCCTTGATGAGATAGATTTAGCCATTCGTGCATACGCCGAAGCATATGGTGAGTATCCCCATATGATTATCGTGGACAACGCCATGAACGTAGTGTCCATGCACAATGACGAATGGTCTGGCCTTCGTGAGATAGCCAAAGCCATGCACCACATTGCTCGTGAGACAGATGCAGCAGTCATATTGCTACACCACACAAGTGAGAATGAGGGCAAGGCTGACCTACCTCCAAGTCGTAAGGCTATTCAAGGAAAGATTTCCCAGTTGCCAGAAATGATTCTTACTGTGGCTCTTGTGCCATGGTCAGGTGAGTTCAGGGTTGCTGCAGTAAAGAATCGTTTTGCGAAACACTCCGCAAGTGGAGAGCATTACATCACTTTGTGGGCAGATGCTAGTAGAATGAGCATGTACCCGACGCGTACTGCTATGGGATTTGCCGAGAGTTGGAGAGATGCACAATGAGCGCAGCGAACAAACGCAAGGGTAGCCTGTTTGAAACCAGCATCCTGAAACTATTCCGCTCACGCAAGATAAACGCAGAGAGATTACGGTTGGCTGGCAAAGACGACGAGGGTGATATAGTCGCTATCGTTGCTGGCCAACCGTATATTTTTGAACTCAAAGCAACAGTGAAGATGGACCTGCCACAGTTCTGGCGTGAGGCTACCTTAGAGGCAGCCAACTACGCTAAGGCTAGAGGACTAGATGTAGTGCCACCAGCATATGTCATAGTCAAGCGCCGTATGGCAGGACTAGAACAATCGTGGGTTATCCAAGATTTGGAGCAGTGGATGAGAGTACAAGGTGGTATCTAAACCTGACATTGGTGTAGTGCTTGAGCACTATGGCCTCAATGTTTTAGACAGACACGGATGGGTACCATGCAAGTGTGTTATCCATGAGGACACGCAGGCCAGTGCTGCGTACAATCTTGACAATCAAGCGTACAACTGCTTGGTATGTCAGGTACTCGGAGATGTATACACGCTAGTTCAGGCAAAGGAAGGTTTGGATTTCAAAGATGCTAAACGAAAAGCAGAGACAATCACTAACGGACGCAGCAGAAAAGTACTGCAACAGTCTAACTCCACAGGCAGCCTCTTACCTAGCGGGACGAGGAATAACCAAAGAGGTAGCAAATACCTTCCGTCTTGGAAGCGTCGTTGACCCAAGTGCAGGACACGAACACGCCGTTGGTAGACTCAGCATCCCGTACATTACCCCTGCTGGTGTTGTGGGTATTAAGTTTCGTACTGTTGATAGCAGCGTACCTAAATATCTCTGGCCTACGGGTCAGAAAATTGGGCTATTTAATGTTGGTGATTTGCATAAGCACTCTGGCACGATTGCCATTTGCGAGGGAGAGATTGACACAATTGTGTTGTCGGGCCTCGTTGGCATACCTGCGGTTGGAGTGGCAGGAGTATCTCAATGGAAACCCTGGTTCCCTAAACTCTTCGAGTCATACTCACGAATCCTCATCTTTGCCGACAACGACGTCAAAGAAGATGGACGAAACCCAGGACAAGAACTTGCTAAGCGAATCAAAGAAGACTTAGACAAAGCGGACATTATACATTTACCAGACAATCAGGATGTAAATGATATATACTTAGAGTATGGTAATTTATGGTTTGATGAGAAGTTGGTAGCATGACAACGGCAAACGTGTTCGATGACATCTACCGCAACTCAGTGTGGGGCTTTCAGTCTGGCCCTGGCTCTGACCCAGTAGCAGCAAGGCCATGGATTGATATTGTCAATGGCTACCTATCACTTCCAGATGTAGTCAAGGTGCTTGACATCGGCTGTGGTGACTGGCGCTTGGGCGAAAACTATAACCTTGAGGGCAAGAAGTACATTGGTGTAGACGTCAGTGACGAGGCGCTGAAGATAGCACGCAAGAAAGCAAAGCACGGCGCTGTCTTTATGCACGATGATGCAGCAACTATGAAGATTGAAGGGGAAGTAGATTTAATCCTCATCAAGGATGTGCTTCAGCACCTACCCAATGCAACCATTGAGATTATCATGGACAAGATTCTTACCCATGCTAGGTATGCACTCATCTGCAACGACATCGGCACAGGTAATGGTGACACCCATGTGGGTGGACACCGTGGCTTGAACCTACAGGATGACCCATTCCTCTACCCAGTTACAAACCTTTGGTATTACGGCGCGCAGATTAAGATGATTAACCTGTACGAGAGGGATGCGCAGTGACAACGATTGCCTGCATACAAGGCCCAGATTGGGTAGTAATCGGGGCTGACTCGCAGTCATCTGGTGATGATGGCTTCTCCATTATGATTCCAGATGGAAAGATATTTAAGAATGGGCATATCGTATTTGCAGCAGCAGGTGCTGTGCGTGGTATCAATATCCTAGAACATAACTTTACTGTACCTGAATCCAAGTACAAGGACACAGACAAGTACGTTACTCGTCAGTTGATACCAGCCATGCGTAACACCTTCCTCAATGAGGGCTACGAGATGAACAAGGCTGAGTCCACAGTAGAAAATGACAACATCTGGATTGTCATTGTGCGTGGGCAGGTATACCGTATCGAAGAAGACTATGCGTGGGAACGTACAACAGATAACTTATATGTAGCAGGTAGCGGAGAACGTTTTGCTCTTGGTGCCATGTCAGCACTGGTTGGCAACACATTAATAGATGATGTGGCTAAGGCCAAGAAGATTATTACCAAGGCTATACAGATAGCCAGCAAGTATGACTCATCTACTGGTGGCAAGATTTCTGTAATGGTAGTACAGGAGCCCAAGTGAGTAGAGACTTATCAGACTTTGACCTTGACTTTGCTTATGGCCATGAAGGCGAGCAGTTAGTACGAGAGATTCTTACAGGTGGATTGACAGTTGAAGTCAAGCGGGATAGGCGCTGGGTTCATACAGGCAATATATACATTGAGACTTCGTTCTACTCACGTGCTACCTACAACTGGATAGAGTCTGGGTTGATGAAGACGAAGGCAGACAGGTGGGCTTTCGTACTAGAAAACCTTGTCATCATTGCAACAACAGATGACTTGAAGAAAGCAATTGATATGTATGGCAGACCCATCAGCAATGAGAAGGAGCCAAACCCTAGCAAGGGATTCCTTATTACTGTTGATGACTTAATGAATGTGCAACGTGCCTAACTATCCAACATTTATGTGGGGTCCAAAGGATGGCACACCTGTGCCAGAAATGTTGTGGGCTTTAGATGAGATTGAACTGCAAGAAACAACTCGAACTGGTACCATCATACATCTCTATAGGATAAATTACGAAGATAAATCATACTACTATGCAGGTGCCGTCGGCACCAAGGAGGAATAATGAGTGACAGAGGATTTACAGAAGGCATGCGAATTGTTAGTGCAAATGGGTTTTTCAATAGTGCAGATGGACTCAACATTAAACCAAATAACAGTAGCCCTACCTCTAGTTCGGACTTCGTAGCAAATGTCTGGGACATCATGGACTCAGCAGGCAATTTACTTATCAAGAAGCACAAAGATTACGGCCCAACCAACATCTCACGCTCACCAGGTGGACCACTCAACGGCCTACGTGTGCGCATGTGGGACAAGACGGCACGCATCAACCACCTCATTGACAATGGTGCAACACCAGAGAACGAGTCGCTACGTGATTCGTTCATTGACCTACTTAACTACGCGGCAATTGCAATGATGGTTATAGATGGAACTTGGCCCGAATGAAATCAATAGTAATCCTTAGTGACTTACAGTCGCCCTATCATGACATCGGTGCAACCAATGCCATCAAGAAGTTTATCCGTGCATACCAACCAGATGTGGTAGCAACATGCGGAGATGAGATTGACTTCCCACAGATTAGTCGTTGGGAAGAGGGCGGCGAAGGTGAGTGGCAGCGAGATTTAGGGCGTCATCGTGACATTACTGTGAAGTTACTAGAGGATTTAACTGTTGAGCATATGGTGCGCAGTAATCATAGCGACAGACTTTACAATAAGATTAAAGCAAAGGTACCAGGCTTCCTTGGTTTGCCTGAGTTAGAGATTGAAAACTTCTTGAAGTTAGATGAACTTGGTATTGAATACCATCATGGTCCATACGAAATTGCACCCAACTGGTTGCTCATGCATGGTGATGAGGGCAACGTTCAACCAACTGCGGGAGCAACTGCATTGGGATTAGCAAAACGCTCAGGCATGTCAGTAGCCTGTGGGCATACGCATCGTGCGGGTTTGACACATCATACACAAGGCTGGGCAGGCAAGACAAAGACCGTGTGGGGTATGGAACTGGGCAATCTCATGGACTACAAGCACGCTAAGTATATTAAGGCTGGCTTGTTTACATGGAACAAGGGCTTCGGTATCTTGCATGTTGATGGACAGAATGTAATGCCACAACTGGTACCAATTGTAAACAATTCATTCACTGTTGATGGGCATGTATGGCGGTGGTAGACCCATGGCTTCAAGAGTCCCGTGAGATTGCGGTGACTGTTGCACGCAAAGTACATCGTAGATACCATACGTATTTCGATGTGCAAGATGTGACACAGGAACTTATGGTCTGGGTACTCAAGCGCCAGGATAAGATTAAGGAATGGCTTGACCATCCTCTTGAGTCTGACGAGTACAAGATGGGTGTGCGTAAGTTGGGTAAGACTCTTACTCGCAACGCAGACAAGTATTGTCGCAGACTGAAGGCGCAGAAGTTAGGTTATGAGGTACGCGATGAGCAGTACTATTCACCCATTTCGTTGAGTGAGTTACTCCCATTCGTATGGTCTGATGTGGTTGAGACACGAGATGCCAGCAAACCAAAGGTATCAGGTGGTGGCAACCCAGCAGAAGGTGGCAACTATGTCATTCAGTTGTTCGACATTCGCAGGGCACTGAAGAAGTTAGACCCACAAGATAAGTTAGTACTGCAGATGAAGTTCTTTGAGCAGTTGAATTATCAGGAGATAGCAGAAACTTTTGGCGTATCTGATAGCACCGCACACCGCAAGGTAGATGGTGCATTGAGGCGCTTGAACAACCACCTCGGTGGGCAGACACCATTCCAAAGTGAGGTAGAGATGTGAGTAAGAACAGTCACCCATTGCACCACCCTGATTGCTACACTGAGGTAGTGCGCATTGAAGGCAAGACATACCATGAGTTGATTTGGAATTGCGTGGACGAATGTAAGGTAAGCAAATGATTTACGATTACAAGTGTGACGATTGTGCTGCAGCGTATGAAGTTGAGCGCAGTATGTATGAAGATGCAGTTGCGCCCATGTGTACTACATGTAGTAAGGTAATGACACGGGTGTGGGGTGTAGGCTCCATCAGGTTTGAAGGTACGGGATTTTATAGCACCGATAATCCCAAGCGATAGGTTTGTGTAAGGGGAAGACACAAAACAAAAGACCCACGGTTTTTACGCCGTGGGTCTTTGTGTTGCTCAACCGATGTGGAAGGGTCATCGGGAACAGTTGATGTTGTAGAACGGTTACAACACCAATCCTTGTGGGTCCTGCACTGTCGCAATTAAACCATATGACTGGCTGTCAATGGCACCGACATGCTTCTTGTAGTCCTTCAATAAATTATTCTTTGTATTGTATGGACCCACTGCTATTGCTACCTTTGCAGTTGGGTGTACAACTACTGCCATGTATGACTCGCGCTGTGCTATCAGTTCCTCAACCAACGCCCACACTTTCTTAGCCATATCTTCTGATGAGTCTGCCTCTGTATCTAGCAGTGCTGCTACTTTCTTTATCTCGCTAGGCTTTGCTTTCACTGAGTACCTTCATCCACTTAACACAGGCATCTACATTTTCTTTCAATGTAAGGTGCCCGTATATCTCACGATTGTCTAAGTACTGAGGGATACCCAACTGACGCAGTGTGCGTGAGAATATGACATACTCATAGTCATCAGTACCATCTACATATCGCACGTTCTCGAAGACATCACGACGTACCAGGTAGGTGCAGTGCACCACGTCACACTCAATCAGTCCTTTAATCTCACGGTTGAGTACTGTGTAGTACCTCACATCGTCTCGATAATAGCCATTGACATTGGTCAGCAGGTGGTAGTTGCTGTATGGCTTGTGCTGTTCCTCATCTGGTGTCACTGCATAGCGTAGGAGCGGGGCTACAACGGGCAAATCCAGCCCTACAAGGGTGCGTAGCGTGTGTGGCAGCACGAAGTTGTCCACATCTACCACCCAATAGAACTGTGCCTCTGATTGCCACGCTACCTCAACACTGTGTTCACGGATAGCACCCAACGCCTTGAATCTGACAGGGTTCCACTCATGGACATCGAACTTATGTACTGGCTCTTCAATGTCTGAGTAGTCAGTAACAACAAATCGGTACCACTTGCCTTGCTCTCCTACCCATGCCTTGAGGATTGCCTCTGTCTCATCAGTGTTGTTGTTACTGCGAATGTAGAGAATCATTCTGTCCTTCGGGTAATCCCACTGCTCCAAAGATTTGAGCCATTCAGGTAACATCTTTGCTTTCTGTTTAGCCAGTATGGCTACGAATACCAACGGATACTCTGTCATTAGTACCAGCCTCTCACTTTCTCATGCTTCCAGGCATAACAGGGCTTGCCTGAATAACGTGACTCGATGTACTTCTTCTGCCACACCACCTGCGTGATGGGGTTCGTTTTCCAGTCTGTGCTGATTACGTTGTACTTGGTAGGTGGTAGTGCTTGCGGAATCCCATATGCACCGCCTCTGTGGTTGCGTGAGTGCCAGTTCCACTGTGACTCGTGGCGATTGAGTTGGTCAAGACATTTCCATTCTTGCTCTGATGTATTCCAAATAAGTTTGGTTGTTCTCTTAACCTCTGCCTTAGTCCACTCGTGTTTCGTGCTCACTCCAGGTTCCAAGATTCTTCCTGCTGGGAGACAGAGAGTGAAGATGAGCGCAAGGCATGAGGCACCGACAGAAATTCTGCGATAGGTATATATTCTTTCTGAGGTTTTGGAATTGGTGGACATTTAAGGCTCGCTTTCTTGCTAAGAACTGCTGCTCTTAGTTTGGAATAGTAGGAGAAAGATGTTGGCTGCCCTTGTGGCAAGCCGATTGCTTTATCTCTCTCGTGAGGGAATGTTCCGCCCCATATGCCATACGCTTCGCGCATATCTATCGCAAATTGCAAGCACTTTGATTGCATAGGACACCGCGCACATGTTGATAGTGCAACGATGGTTGAGTAGACAAGTTCTTGTCCTTGCTCTCCGTTGAAATGGCTACGCCCTGGTGTTGGGTCGGGGAAGAAAGACTCAGGGTCTAGGTCAAGGCAAGCGGGTTGGTCGTGCTCGCCTAGATTCATTCTCCTATATCGCCTGCCACTTGCTGACGGATTCTTTCTTCACTCTCTTGAATATCTTTGAGTGCCGTGTCGTATCCTGTCTGCCATGCCACTTGAATTGCCTCGTGCAACGCATGAGTTGCCTTCTCTGCTATCTTCTCCGTCATCGTTAAACTCATGCTGATTGCTCCTTCTGTAGTAGTTTAATTGCGTCGAGTCTTGCTGTGCGTGGGAACGAACCAAACTGTATGCAATACTTCCGATACAGTTCCGCGTACTCGTCGGGGTGGTTAGCCTTCAACTCTGTGAGGGCTTTGCTCTGTGCTTTACTTTGTAGCGTCAATTTTTGCTCCTTGTCTAACACATGAGCAAACGTTTAACTTTTCATGGCAGTCATCACATAAGCCACAGATAAGTTCTCTAACTGCTCTTTCTTCCATAGCCTTTGCCTCTTCCTGCTTGATACTCGTGCCTAAGTCGGCTAGTTCTTGCGCTAATGAGATAAGGGTATCCCAGTCTACTTGCTCATTTTCTTCCATGGTATTGCTCCTCTGCTATTGGTTGTGTGTTTAGTATTCCTATTACTGATAGAACGATAATCGGTAAGCCTGCCAGTGTCAAGAAAATCAAGGGCGACACCCGCAATTTTCTAATGGGGTAAGGCAGTCACCGCAGAAGATGGTGCATAGGGTGCAGCCGTCTCCTTCGCACTCTTTACAGATGGCTTCTAGGTTCACTCTGTGCCCCCTTCGCAGATACATAGCCACTCTACTTGACCGCAGTCGTCGCAGTAGTCTTTGCCTTCTTCTGGAAATAACTTATCCCAACAGGCGGGGTGTGTTCCAGAGATAAGAAGTTCCCTATCTCCCACGCTCATGTCAGGAAAAGCGTCTTGGATATTCTGCCACGATTGCCAACGCGTAACGGCGTCCTTGTCTAGTTCCATAACTTCATATTCACCGCAGACATGACATGTCTTGGTTTTTACTTTAATTAAATCGCTCACTCTGTGCCCCCTTTCGGGCAGTCTGGGTAAGGGTTTGGGTTGCCTTCGTTGTCTTCACAGGTGCAGAATCCAAATCGTTGCACCTGTGTTTCATGTGTCAAGGTAGCCAGTTCTCCCCAACTTATCGAATCGGGGTTGAAGCATCTACATTTTTCCGATTGACACTCGTTACATGTGAATATTTCGCTCACTCTATGCCCTCGCTAATCTGTGCGATGTCGAAAAAATACTCCGCGATAGTGCTAGTTTCTGCCTCGTTGTATCGCTTCTTGGTTCTTGCTCCATCTTGTCGGGCTTCTTCCGCGCTCTTGTAGTATTTACTCCAGCCGTCCACAGTCTTGAAAATTGTTATCTCATACAGTCCCGCGTCGTCTGCCTGTGGCTGGTCTTCGGTGAAGTCTAGGTCTATCCCATAGAGGACAACAAGGCGCCCCTCTGTATCTTTCAGGGCGACTTGACCCGTGACGTCACACTGATAGAGGAACTCTGCCTCTTGCACCTCGTAAGCGTCCAGATAGACGCCCTCAAGGTTGATGGCTGGCACCTTGTCCCCGTCGAGGGCTAAGTCTTTGCGGATTGATAC